GTCCACCCACCGAGACACATCAAGACGCCCGAAATTACAGGGGCGGCAATCGGTCGTGTGTGCGACGGGCGAAATTCCATGAGGTGCGTGATGGGCAGACCCAGCAGCTACAAGCCTGAGTTTGCGGCCCAAGCTGAAAAGCTCTGCCTGCTAGGCGCAACCGATCAAGAGATGGCTGATTTCTTCGAAGTGGAAGTGCGGACCATTTATCGATGGAAGCACGACCACGAGGATTTTTGTCAGGCCCTAAAAAGCGCCAAGGATGCAGCGGACGAACGTGTTGAGCGCAGTCTGTATCAGCGGGCGATTGGCTATGAGCAGGACGAAGTGAAGATATTCATGCCCGGTGGAGCTTCTGAGCCTGTCTATGCCAAGTTCAGGGCCAAGGTCGCGCCTGATGTGACGGCCGCGATCTTTTGGCTCAAAAACCGCCGCAGCCAGGAATGGCGCGATGTGAAGCATATCGACGGGCACCAACAGGTGACGCACAAGTATGACCTCAACAGCCTCAGCGACGAGAGACTTGGGGAGCTTGAGCGCATCCTTGCCGACGCTGCAAGAAGTTCGAGCGACGCTAGCGAGCCGGTCGCTTCTTCGGTTCACTGAATACACCAACCCGCTTTACCAGCGGGCAGGGCATCACGAACGCATAGCCGAGAAGCTGGAGGCCGTTGAACGCGGCGAGATCGACCGGCTGATGATCTTCATGCCGCCGAGACATGGCAAATCGGAACTGGCAAGCAAGCGCTTTCCGGCATGGTGCCTGGGAAGAAATCCGAAACGCCAGATTATCGCGGCGAGCTACAACAGCGATCTGGCAAACGACTTTGGCCGGAACGTCCGCAATCTGGTTGCCGAGCCTGAATTCAGGGAAGTGTTCCCGAACGTAACGCTGGCACCTGACAGCCAGGCCGCGAACCGGATGAACACGAACCACGGCGGGACTTACGTCGCTGCGGGTGTTGGCACGGCGGTAACTGGACGCGGCGCACACATTGCGCTGATCGATGATCCGTTCAAGGATCGCGAGGAAGCCGACAGCGAGCGCCGTAGGGACTTGGTGTGGGATTGGTACAGATCGACGCTCTACACCCGCCTCATGCCGGGAGGGGCGATCATTCTGGTGCAAACCCGCTGGCACGAGGACGATCTGGCAGGCCGCTTGCTAGAGCAGGACGGCGAGCAATGGGAAATACTGGATCTTCCGGCCATCGACGCAGTAGGCGAAGCGCTCTGGCCGGAATGGTATCCGATTGAGACACTGGACCGGATCAAGGCGACAATCGGCCCGCGCGAATGGTCGGCACTGTATCAGCAGAAGCCGCAGCCAGACGAAGGCACGTTCTTCAAGCGGGAGTGGTTCCCATCATGGGATAAGCTTCCAACCGTCAGATACTACGGAACAAGCGACTACGCCGTTACCGATGGTGGCGGGGATTACACCGTGCATCGGGTTTGGGGAATTGGCCCTGATGGCGATGTGTACCGTGTCGATGGATGGCGCGGGCAAACGACTTCGGACGAGTGGATCGAACGCAAGCTGGACCTCGTAGCGAAATACAAGCCGCTCGCATGGTTCGGTGAAGGCGGCGTGATCCAGAAAGCAATCGAGCCGATGCTCAAGCGCCGGATGCGTGAACGCAGCGTCTATTGCCGCATGGAATGGCTGCCCAGCGTTGCCGACAAGCCGACGAGGGCACGTAGCTTTCAGGCCATGGCAGCAAGCGGGCGCGTGAAGTTCGAACCCGGTGCGGACATATCGGAACATCTGGTGTTTCCGGCAGGCAAGAATGACGATGACGTGGACTGTTCCAGCCTGATCGGGCGGGCCATCGACATGGCGCATCCGGCGATTGTGGCAGACCACAAGGTGGATAAGCCGGCTGATCGTTATCGCCGCAACAACAGCGAGGTAGAGTCATGGAAAACGGCCTAGCCGATACCGACCTCGCGTCCCTCAAGCGCATGGCGCAAGAGGGGTTGGATATGGGTGTGGACAGCCGCAACCGCGCCACGCTTTGCCTGCGATACTACCATAAGAAGCAGTTGACCGCCGAAGAGAAGGCGACGCTACGCAAGCGCAAGCAGCCTGACACCGTCATCAACCGTGTTCGCACGGCAGTGAACGGAACGCTGGGTGTTTTGCAGCAGGGCCAGACAGACCCGAAGGCGTGGCCGCGGAATCCCGGAGACGAGGAAAGCGCAGACGTTGCAACCAAGACGCTGCGCTACATCTCCGATGTGAACGAATTCGACGAATTGCGCATATCGTGCGCGCGTGATTACCTTATTCAGCACTCCGCTGCTGCGATCCTTGGTGTTGATGGCAAGGGCCGTCCGACTATCGAGGACATCGCGCCGGAGGAATTCCTATTCGACCCGCGTAGTCGCAAGGAAGATTTCAGGGACGCGCGCTATCTCGGGATCGCCAAGTGGATATACGCCGACGAACTGATTGCGATGCACCCTGGAAAATCGCAGGAGATCGACGCAGCGATTGAAGCTGGCCCCGCCATCTCTGTAGATTCAACGCTTGAGGATCGCCCATCGGGCGGTTCGCCGTGGGTAGACCGCCGCCGCCGCCGCTTGATGACAGTGGAGCTGTATTACCGCGATAAGGGCAAGTGGCATCGCGCCCTGTTTCATGCCGGTGGCGTGCTTGAGGGGGGTATTTCGCCCTATGTGGACGGTGATGGCGAGCCAACGTGCCCGATTGTCGCGCAGAGCTGCTACGTTGACGACGAGAACGTGCGCTACGGCGTGGTTTACGACATGCTGGACTATCAGGACGGCATCAACAAACGCCACTCCAAGAGCCTCCATGCGATCAATGAGCGGCAGGTAAGGGTTGGCCTCAATTACGCTGGCGATCCCGACAAAGCCCGCACTGAGATGTCGCGCCCCGATGGTGTGATTGTCGGCGAGCAGGGCGACGTTGAGGTTCTGCAAACCCGCGATATCGTTTCCGGCAACATGCAGATGCTTCAGCTCATGATGGGCGAAATGGAGCGCGCTGGACCCAATCCGGCGGTTCTGGGCCGGGGCAGTGAAAGCCAGAGCGGGCGCGCCAACCTTGTCCGCCAGCAGGCCGGACTTGTTGAATTGGCAGTGGTGTTTGCCGGTATCGAATCGTGGGAACGCCGGATTTATCGCAAGGCGTGGGAGATCGCCCGCCAGTTCTGGAAAGCGGCAGACTTCATTCGCGTGACGGACGAAGAGGGCGCGGCTCAGTTTGTCGGCATCAACCAGCCAATTCCCGGACCGCCGCAGGTGGTTATGGGTGAGGGCGGGATGCCTACTATCCAGCCAACGGTTCTTGGTTACGAAAACGCCCTGGCTGAACTCGACGTGGACATCACGCTGGATAGCGTACCTGACACCGCGACGTTGCAGCAGGAGCAGTTCGCCACACTTACCGAACTGGCAAAGATTTACGGCCCGCAGGAAGTGCCGTTCGACGACATGCTGCTGCTTTCCTCAATGACGGACAAGAGCAAGCTGCTGGAACGCCGCAAGGCCCGCAAGGAAGAGGCCGCGCAAGGAATGCAGCCGCAACAGCAGTTGGGCATGGCTAGCGCTCAGGCCGAAATCGAAAACACGCAGGCCGACACGGCGAAGAAGATCGCTGAGACGCAAAAGATTCAGTTTGGCGCCATCACCGAAGCATATCGGGTCGGCGCAACAGGATAGGGGCCGCCTCCCTTAAAGGGCGTTTCGACATCAGCAGTCGCAAATGCTGGACCCGCCGCCGGGGACCGGGCGCATCGTCATGCCTACGAGACAGGCAAGGAGCATCATGGACAAGCTGGAATTTCTGGATGGCTCGGAGGAATCCGAGCTTGAGAGCACTGCTGTAACCGAAGAACCCACCGAAACACCCACTACCGAGCCGAGCGAAGCCCCAGAGGCAGAGCAAGGCCGTCCACGTGGGCCAGATGGGAAGTTCATCGGCAAGGCAGAGGGACCGAAGACCGAACCCGTGATGGTGCCGATACAGGCCCTTCACGAGACGCGGGACAAGGTTCGCGATCTTGAGGCAAGGCTTACTCAATTCGAGCAGCCGCAGCAGCCTCAGGCCGCGCCGCAACCACCTGACATGTTTGCGGACCCTGAGGGCTACAACGCCTATGTTCAGCAGCAAATCCAGCAGGCTGGCTACAAGGAGCGTCTGAATTTCAGCCATCGACTCGCCGTGCAGCAGCATGGCGCAGAGATGGTCGATCAGGCGGTTCAATGGGGCCAGCAGCGTTGTGCGCAAGACCCGCATTTCAACGCTATCACGATGTCTCAACCCGATCCGGTCGGCTTTGCAATCGAGCAATACACCCGCGAGCAGATCGCTTCGCAGGTGAACCCGACCGAATTTCAGCAATTCCAGGCGTGGAAGGCCGCTCAGGCCCAAGCGCAGACCCAACAGCAACAGCCGAACACACCACCCCCGGCAAGCATCGCATCGATCCCGTCCTCCGGCGGCGCGGTGCATGTCCCTGTCGGCCCAGGGCAGGCGTTCGACACTCTTTTCACTTGAGGCAGCCCTTCGCGGGTGAGCCGTAAGAGGATTATTCACCATGGCAGAAGTTCAACTCGCATCCGCCTCGGAAAAGCAGAAGTGGATCAGCTCCTACTTCAAGGAGTACGTCCGCCGCTCGCGTTTCCTGCCCTACATGGGCCGCGGCGAAACCAGCATCATCCTGTCGAAGTACGAATTGCAGGAAGAATCTGGCAAAACCATCAACATGCCCCTCATCACCCGCCTGAGCGGGAACGGCGTCGGCGGCTCTGCCGTTCTCGACGGCAACGAGGAAGAACTCGGCAATTACAACTGCTCGATTTCGGTCGATTGGGTGCGTAACGGCGTCCGCGTACCGAAGTCCACCAGCTACAAGACCGAGATCGACCTGTGGGGCGCAGGCAAGGCCATGCTGCGGCAGTGGTCGGGCGAAGATCTCCGCACGGACATCATCTATGCGATGATGCAGCCCGTGACTGCGGGTGACACGACCGTTCCTTATGCGGAAATCACCGTGGATGCCACCAACGGCGGGTATCAGATCGCTTCGGGCTACACTGCCGGATCGAGCTTCCTGCGCCGCGATGGTGTCACGTGGACGTCTGCCACGGAAGCGAACAAGGATGCGTGGCTTGCTGCCAACTCAGACCGCATCCTGTTCGGTGCTTCGCGTTCCAACGCGTCGTCTCTCGATCACAGCACTTCGCTGGGTAATATCGATACCACGTCCGACCGTCTGACGGTTGCTACGGCATCGCTTGCCAAGCGTATGGCTGGGAATGCCAACCCGCACATCACGCCGTTCCAGCTCGAAGATGGGCGGGAATTCTACGTGATGTTCTGCGGCCCGCGTTCGTTCCGCGACCTCAAGGGTGACACTGTGATGGTGGCGGCTAACCGGGACGCTCGTTCGCGTGAAGGCTCCGGCATGGACAAGAACCCGATTTTCCAGGACGGCGACCTGATCTATGACGGCATCATCTTCCGTGAAGTGCCGGAAATTCCGCACATCGTGGGCGTTGGCAACTCGACGAGCGATGTCGAACCCAACTTCCTGTGCGGTCAGCAGGCAATCGGTATCGCATGGGGTCAGGAACCCACTCCTCAGACCGATATGGTCAAGGACTACAAGTTCCGTCCCGGTGCGGCGATCGAGGAACTGCGCGGCGTCAAGAAGATGGCGTTCAACGGCAAGCAGCACGGCATCGTGACGGTCTACACGTCCGCGCCTGCCGATAGCTGATCCAACCCACCAATCTGAGGGGCGTCTTCGGGCGCCCCTTTTCCTTGAGAGGAAACTCCAATGGCAGTCGTAAATCTCACCTCCACCAAGCGCGGCCTCGGCAAGGGCGCTGTGCATGGCCTTGGCGGCACCATGAAGGTGCTGACCGCAACCGTGGAAGTCGGCTCGGCGGATTCCGCTACTTCGACCTACACGTTCTTCCGTATCCCGACCGACGCGCGCATTCTCGGCTCGTCGCGGGAATGGCACGATGACCTTGCGTCCACGGGTTCGCCCACGCTCGACATCGGCCTGTTCGCCGTGAACGGGAATGTCACGTCTGATGCCGATGCGCTGAATGACGGGATCGACGCAGCTGCGGCGAACGCGACGAACGGCCTGGCACTGGTCAAGGACATCGCCAACTACGGCAAGCGCGCATGGGAATTCGTTTCCGGCGTGACTTCCGATCCGGGCGGCTTCTTTGATCTCAAGGTCAGCCTGCTTGACGCTGACGTCAATGTCGGCGGCACGGTTACGCTCGAACTCCACTACATGGAGGATTGAGCCATGAAGATGCGCTTTGCGGGAGAATACACCAACGGGCGCACCTCGCTGGTTGCGTTCGGCGTCACCTTTGAAGGCTATGAGCCATCGGAAGTGCCGCCGAACGTTGCCGGTAAATTTGCCGGTCACCCAGAATTCATTCCTGCCGACCCGCTCGACCACGATGGCGACGGTGAGAAGGGCGGAAGCCTGCCCGATGCTCCCGACGATGAGCTTGAAGCCCTGCGGCTTCGCTACGAGGAACTGGCGGGCAAGAAGCCGCACCACATGATGAAGGCCCCGCGCCTCATTGAGGAAATTCTCAAGATGGAGGGCGAGTAATGGCCGCTTTCACAAAACTGAATGGCTTTGTCGAACATCTGGCAGAAGGCGTTCACAATCTCGGCTCGAACCAGCTTGCGGTTGCTCTGAGCAACACCGCGCCGGGTTCCGAGGGCACGCCGCCCACCGGTTCGACGGCTGCCTGCATTCTCGCGAACGTGACGCAGATCAGCTACACGAACCTTTCTTCGCGCAACGTCACCACGACCAGTTCGGCGCAATCTGGCGGAACCTACACACTGGCCCTGCAAGACCTTGTGCTGACCGCATCCGGCTCTGTCGGGCCGTTTCGCTACGTCTATCTGTATAACGACACGCCGACCTCCCCGGCTGATCCGTTGATTGGGTACATCGACTACGGGTCTGCGGTGAGTCTGACCACTGGCGGAACGCTGACCATCGATTTCGCGGCAAGCACAATCACCTTGGCATGACCCAGTATCTCTACGCCGATGGGGACATAACAAGGACGAACATCGCAGCGGGAACGTGGGCGAGCATTGACGAAGAGCCTTACAGCGATGCGGATTTTGTCCGCACCACGGCTGGGGCATCTGCGGTTTACGAGGTCAGCCTTACCAATCCTGTGACGCCGGACGGCACTATCGGGGCGATAGCTTTCAGAGCGTTCAAGTGCGATTCTTCGGCTGTTGCCAAGAGCGACGGGCAGACGGTCGAGATTACGACAAGGATTTATCAGGGCGGGACGCTGATTTATTCAAGCCCGTCCTCGAACACGCTGGGAGCCACTGTTACTGCAGCGAGTGGATCGGCGCTGTTTACATCTGTCACCGACTGGAATGATATCCGGCTTCGCTTCATCGTCACGATATCGGGAACCGGGGGTAGCAGGGGTGCGGCGATCACATGGGCGAGGGTGGAAGTCCCCGACCCTGCCAACTACACGCTTTCGGTAACAGGCGCATCGTTCACCCTCACCGGCGGTGCGGTGAACTTCAAGATAGGGCTTCCCGTCTCGACTTCGGCTTATGCGCTTGGGTTCGGCGCAGTTGCGTTCAACGGGAGCGTAGCCTTGTCCGTTGACAGTGCGGCTTACGTTCTTTCGGTTCCTGACATCGCAATGAGTTACACAGTCCCGGCCTTGGTGTTCGACGGTCAGGAGTATGAGGCGGCGTTCGGCAATGTCAGCCTGACCATATTCAACAAGACCTACAGTTTTGCCGGATATCGGCCTGCGGAGCGCTCCCAGAGCCGCAACCGCGACGTTCGGAGCAGGAGGCGCTAGGATGCCAATTACTCTTGCTGCAAAGCCGGTTGGCGCGATCCATATGTATTCCTGGAAGCCTGATCTGGCCGAAGGCGACGGGATCGCCAGCTATGTCTTGACGCCTACCACCATCGGAATTGAAAGCGACCAATCTACATCTGATGGCATTGAGTTCTTTGTCTCTGGCGGCACGGCAGGGAATGTTTATCCCATCGCCGTCACGGTCGATACGTCCTTTGGGGAAACCCTCAAGGAAACGCTCTACATTCCGGTTTACGGGCCGGGGAATGCGTTTTCTGCCACGGCGGGCGATGTGGTCGATTATGCCCTTCGTCCAATTGTCGGGATCGGAGAGACGGCGGAAGATAACGAAAAGGCCGATGCCCTTGAATGGCTGAACGGCATGATAGCCTTTTGGCGTGACCAGGGGGCTGATATCGGGGTGAGCCTGCCCATCATCCTTACCGACACGCTCTATGTGCCAGATGCCTACATTCTTGCAGTGAAGAACAATCTTCGGGTGCTGGTGGCGGAACAATACGGGCGGCAGGTCGCGCCTACGACTGCAATCATGGCGCAGCGCGGGTTGCAGCAGATCAAGCAGGCACTGCTCCCCGATGATCGCGAACCGGCGGAATATTACTGATGCCAGCGCTTGGGTTGCTGACCGGCACTGCAGAGCGCAGCGCCGGAGGGTTGCCGACCGTCCCGCTTATCAACCTGGTGGCGGAAAAGTCACGTACCGAGCCGACCGGGTTTGTGCTGATTTCCCGCCCGATCCTGCAATATTACACAGCATCGGCATGGGGAGGGAGCTTTGCCATCCGGGCGCTCTACCGGGGGGAAGGCGTCCTTGATGGGGATATGTTCGCGGTCTACTCGACCAGCGTTTATTCCGTAGCTGACGGGGTACTTGGCACTCTTGCAGGCAGTCTTGCGCCTTCGTTCGCCGGTAACGAGATCGGCTTGGTATTCACGGCGGGTGATGCTGCGAAGTTCTGGGACGGGACGGCTTATCGCAGCATCACATTCCCCGATAACGCCTTGGTTACGAAGGTCATCAGCCATCAGGGGCGGTTCATCTTTCTGAGGGCGGGAACGCACCGCTACTACTGGACCGAACCGCTGGCGAACATGCTCGACATGTCCGGCGATATCATGATCGACGCCCTGGATTACGCCAGCGCGGAAAGCGAGCCTGATGCGCTTGTTGATGGGCTTATATACCGCGACCACCTCGTTCTGGGCGGAACGAACACAATCGAGATGCACGGCATCACCGGGGACGACAATGCACCGTGGGCACCGACGCTGGGCAGCACGATCCGCCGGGGTGTGTTCGGGACCGGCTGCATGGCGACATGGGATGATACCTTTGCGTGGATTTCCAAGGAACGGACTGTCTGGCGCTACAACGGCGGCGGAGCGGAGAGGATCAGCGACGCGGGGATTGAGGAACGATTGAAGGACTTCGACGCACTGAGGCTGGACAGCTTCTTTTTCGAGGGGCGCGAGTTTCTGCATGTGTGGGGCGATGATTCCTATGCTGACCTGTTCCTTGATGCCTCTACCGGGGAATGGACGGAATGGGAAAGCGAGGGCGGTCCCTTTGGGGGAGGCCCCTCGGCAAGCGTGGGGACGGATTACCCGATATTCGGGGCCAAGGACGTAGCCCGTCCGCTGGCGATCAGCACCCGAACCAATTTCGGTAATGGCAATGCAGAGGCGGCAATTGAACACCGCTTTCGGTGTGGGATGCCGATGGATGGGGCTTCGGTTCCGATCCACAGCATAAGCCTGCGCTGCCAGACCTACGACAGCGGGAGTGTCACGGTGTCGCTCAGGACCAGCAGGGATAAGGGCAATAGCTGGTCCGCATGGAGGGCCATCACGATTTCGAGCGGTATCCGCAAAAAGGTGGAATGGCGCTCGCTGGGCACCGCTGATCCACCTGGATTGTTGTGCGAGATAAAAACCGCCGGGGCGACGGAGTTTTCCGTATCTGGCGCGTTTATTAATGAATTCATAGGCGGGCGCGGACGTGGCTAAACCAGGCCTTACGATACAGGCGGGCGAGCAGATTGCCGATGACAAGGGCCGCGCACTATTCGGGTTCGTGGCGAAGTGGAACAGAGCCATTCAGCCGCCGAAATACACAGTTTCCGAACTTCCCCCCACTGCAAGGGTAGGGGATCAAACCTACGCCACAGACCTTTGCGTGTTCAACGGGGCGGGAACGCAGGAAACGACAGGCAACGGAACCGGCGGGCTGGTGACATACAACGGCACCAATTGGGTGATCGCTGGCACGAATGTGACGGCTTCGGCGTGATTTTCCGCTCCTTCGACGGAGCATTACTGAACGAACTGGCAAACCATCCCGATATTCGCCCCGATGTAGGCGGAGACGGAAAGAGCTTTCTCGACCTTGCGCCGCATGTGGCCGAGGATCGCAATTACTTCCTGAGCGGCGACCACGGCGGGTTTTTCTGCCACTGGACCGCCCCTGAGACATACGAAATTCACACCTTCGTCAAGCCTGATGGCAGGGGGCCGTGGGCCTTCGCCTTTGCTCTGGCGGGACGGGAATACATCGCCGGGGAGGGGGCAACCCATCTCTGGACCCGCGTTGCCGAGACAGCGCGCCATACAAGACTGTTCACACTGAAATCCGGCTTCAAGCCCTGCGGGTCGCAAATCCTCGATTTGGGCGGTGGGCCGGTCCTCTATCACCTGTTCAACTGGAGAAGCTGATGCCAGCAGCAGCAGTTATCGGAGCCGCAGCTATCGGGGCTGGCGGCTCCATCCTCGCGTCTTCGAACAACAAGAAGGCGATCCAGCAATCGACGGATTCAAGCCTTCAGGCGCAGCGCGAAGCGTTGGCAGCACAGCAAAGGGCGTTCGATACGATCCTGCCGCTGCAACAGAACGCGCTTACGCAGTCTGTCGGCTATCAGCGGGACGCGCTGAACAACGTCACGCAGCTTCAGGGCAATGCCTACAACAATTCGGGGCAGGCGCTGACGCAGAGCTACAACAACGCGACCGGCGCGCTCAATCCCTACATGCAGACGGGCTACGCAGCGAACAACAGCCTGAATGCCTTGCTCGGGCTTCCCCAGCAGCAGGCGTACACCCCGCAGCAGGCAACGTTCAAGCCGATTGCCATCCCGCAGATGCCCGCTGCACCAGCAGCCCCCGCTCCAACATCACCGGGCACCAACCTTGGCCCGGCACCGCAGCCCGCGAACGCCCTGATGGCAGCCCCCAACGCCGCGTGGACACCGCCACCGGCGGATCAACTGCCCGCCTTGGCTCAGCAGCGTGCGTCTATTGCCCAGAGGAGAAACTGACATGGCGATTGCACCTCGTCGCGAGCGCCGCGCGTTCCAAGGCCCCCTGAGCGGTATCACCAACGCCTTGTCCGGCCTGTTCGATAACATCGGCAACAACAACCAGGCCAGCACCCCCGCACCGGCTGCAACCACGCCAGCCCCAAATGCCATGAGCGCGCAGGAAGCCGCGTTCAACGCGTTCTATGACACGCCGTTCTATCAGGTTCCGCTCGACCGTGGCTTGCAGGCCGTCAACGCCAATTACGCCGGGCGCGGGTTGCTCCAGTCCGGCGCGGCGCAGAAGGCGATTTCCGATTACGCCGCAGGATCGGCAGCGCAGGGCTTCCGCGACTACACCGGGATGCTGCAGAACCAGCAGGGTATCGGGGCAAGCGCGACCAACGCCTATGTCGGATCGACGAACGCCTACGGTTCCAATCTGGCGGGGCTGAACTCGAACACGGCCAACGCGCTGTCGAACGCCAACATGAACTACGCCAACAATTCGACGAACGCCTACAACAACTACGTGAACAGCCTGAGCGGCCTCTACAGCGGCATGGCGAACGCGCAGGGGCAGTACGCCACGAATGTCGGCAACATCAACTCCAACGCCTCGATTGCCAACGCGAACAACACGAACGCGATGATCGGCGGCATCGGCAACGCGGCCGGCAGCGTCGCCGGATATTACGCCTACCAGCCTTACGCAACGTCCGCACCTTCCATGCCCACCAGCGGGTGGGGAACACCGGGGCTTTACTGACATGGCCAGCAATCCCTTCAATGCCCTGATGGACCCTCAGCAATTGGGGGCATCGATCCAGAACGCGTTTCAGTTCGGAACGCAGCAGCGCCAGCAGATGGAGACGCAGCGCGCGTTGGGGCAATATGCGCAGAACATGTCGCCTGAAACGGCGGCGAATGTGTCGCGGCACAATCCCATGCTTGGAATGCAGTTGCAGGATCGTGAGCAACAGCGGCAGGCGCAGATGGCGGCGCAGCAGGAACAGGAAATGGAGCGCCGGATCACCGCTGCTGCGCTTCAAGGCGATCCCGAAGCCCGCAAGGCGCTGGCCTACTACAATGCGGATTTTTACCTGAAACTGGACGACCGGCAGAAGCAGGCTGTCGATCAGGGGATGAATGCCATTGGACAGCAGGCGTTTTCAATCCTGCAATTGCCCCCAGAGCAGCGGGGACCGGCCTTGCAGCAGGCATTGGCTACCCTGAACGCCCAAGGCATCGACACAAGCCAATTCGCGCTCACAGGCGATCCTACAGCCGACTTGAAGGCCGCTCTGGCGATGGCTGGCAAGCTGGAAGCGTGGGAGAAGTTCGCGCAGCCAAATTACACACCGATTGGCGAGGCGGGCCTTGCGGGCTTTCAGTTCGGCGTCCCCATCCAGCAGAACGGACAGCCGCAGAACTTCGGCGTCCAGGGCGGGCAACCGCAATCCGCA